TCATATACTCCTACCTTATACCTACTAGTCCTAAATTATTTAAATTAACTCTGTACTTTTCATACTACATGACTTATACTTTATTTAAAAAGAGAATATATCTATGTATGATTCAGAAACCTTTATTCTCAATTTACCATTTCCTCCATCAGTAAATAGCTATTATGGAATAACATTAAAAGGTAAATTTCCAATAAAGTATATCAAAGATGCAGGAAAGAAATACCAAAATGAAGTTAACATTTATGTACAAGAAAACAACTTTAACATAGGAATAAACATACCAATTAAAGTTGAGATTATATTAAATTTCCCAACTAGACATAGATCAGATTTAGATAATCGTATGAAAGCATTATTAGACTCTTTAACTCTATCAAACGTTTGGGAAGATGACTCTTTAATAGATGAACTTCATATCATTCGTGGGACTATAGCTAAACCAGGTTCTGTAATAATTAAAATAAGTGAATATAAAGAATAATTATGGAAAATAACGTAAAAAAGCTAATACAGAAAGATCTTTTCCAAAAAGAACAAGATTTATTTCACGATATATTGGAAGTCATAAACGATTACCAAGGTCAAATTTCATTGGTGTCCGTTCTTGGAATCTTAGACTTAGTTCAAGACGAATTAAAAGTTCAAGCAAAGAGTGGAACGAGTTCTTAGACAAATAATATTGAAGATAGGATGCGCATCTGAAAGTTGGGACACCTAACCAATTTCTTCAATATTTTTAAATTAGGTTCTAATGAGGATTAGAAATATGAAAAAGTTAAATGTACATTATTCAATGTTAATTAGAAGTATAGGAATACAAAAATATATTGATAGAAATGACTTTAAAAGATTTGCTAAAATAATAGCAAAAACTTCAATTGATATAGATGAACCAGTAACATTAAAAATAGATTATGAAAAAGGAATTGATATATTTTTTCATTTTTCTAATGATAAAGATGGAGGAAATGATCAATTATTAGATCATTATCCAAGAACTAAAACAAATATAGTAATATCAATTTCTACAAATGAAAAATCTGATATGTATATAATTGATTTAGATAATTTAAGTAAAAACTTTAATATTAATTATCCAAATCATTGTTTAGTTTATTGTCATCAAATGATGAATCCAGATAATTATTATAGAAATAAAAGAGATAATGTTTATTTCTATCATGGTTTTACTTCAAGAACTATGCCTATTAGATTTAAAGAACATCAAAAGGCAACTTCTAATTTTGGAAATGCATATAGAGAATACTGTGAATCTAATAATGGAAATAAAACTTTAATGCACATTCATACAATAATTAAAGACGGACTAACAAAAAAAGAAGCACTAGATTTAGAAGAAAAAGTTATAGATTCTCATTCTTTATTTCGAGATGGAAAAGGAAATAATATGATACCAGGTGGAGAAAAAGGATTACGAATAGCAAAAAGGCTTGGTTTTAAAGACAAAGAAAGTGCTGAAGACATTTTAGAAGAAGCAATTGAAGACGAAAGTAAATTAAATAAATTATGCTCAAAAGTACATAATTGGGAAATCAATGATAGTCAAAAATCTAATATTGTTTGCAATAATGATTCTAATTTTAGAAAAGAAGAAGTAAATTTCATTAGAGTAATGTCATTACTTGAAGATAATATAATAATAATTAGAAATGACTTATTTAATAAGTTTAAAAATTTATATCCAAAAAATATATCAAAAGAATACATATCTATTAATAGAGTGGAAAAAGTTATAAATGGAAAAACATATAGGTTTGTAACATGAAAAACCCAGGTTCAATGTTTGAAGTTCATAGAACCCAATCTCTTGCGATAGAATCTTTTTTTGAAGATTTTTATTCTGCAATAGCTTTTGTAGCTGGTTTCGGAGCTGGAAAATCATTTATTTTAACTGTAATAATGATAATATCTAAATTAAGATATCCAAAATGTGATTTACTTTATTTAACTCCAGTTTACAGCAACTTTAGAGACATTTTAATCCCTACAATGGAAGAAATATTATACCAAACTAATATTGGATATAAAATAAACAAGACAACTGGAGAAATTCATTTTGATGTAGGAGGCAGAATTATAGTAAAATCAATGGATGATCCTTCAAAGATAATTGGTATAAATTGTTTACACGCATTTTTAGATGAACTTGATACTTTACCTACAAATAAAGCAAGAGAGGTTGTTTTAAAGGCAAGAGCTAGAACTAGGCAAAAAGCTCAAAAAGTAAATGAAAATGGAAGTTTTATGTTTAAAGAAGACAAAGATCCATTTTATGTTAAAAATAAATTATTTATAGCTACAACTCCAGAAGGATTTCGTTGTACATATGAAATGTTTAAAAAGAATAAACCAGATGACTATTTATTGATTCAAGCTTCTACTAGGGACAATAAGTTTTTACCAGAAGGATATGTAAAAAGTATGGAAGATATCTATGGTAAAGAAATGATTAAAGGTTACATAGACGGTGAGTTTACCAATCTGACATCTGGTACAGTATTTTCTGAATTTAGTAGAGACACTTGTTCTTCAAATGAAGTTTTTAGAAATAGAGAGCCTATTCACGTTGGTATAGATTTTAACGTACTTGGAATCTCAGCAGTAATTTATGTTAAAAGAGAATCTTTATCAGACCAAGATCTTTCTATAAAAGGTTATGCATACAACGATAAACCAACCTTAGTAGCAGTAGATCATTTACAAAAGGTTCAAGATACTCCAACTTTAATTATACTTTTAAAGCAAAAGTATCCTGATTCAAAAATAATATGCTATCCTGATGCGTCAGGAGCTAATACATCTACCAAAGGAGCTACAGTTTCAGATATAAGTCTATTAAAGCAAGCAGGTTTTCAATGCAAGTATCCAAAAAAGAATCCTGCTATTATGAATAGAATCTTATCTGCTAATTCAGCTTTTAAAAATGGTATTGTTAAAGTTAACACAGATAGATGCCCAGATTTTACGGAGGCTTTAGAGCAACAAATTTATGATAATAAAACAGAAATGCCTGAGAAAAATGCAGGTGCAGGAACAGTAGACGATATAACAGATTCTGGAACGTACATAATCTATTATGAATATCCAGTAAAACGTAAAACTTTTAGAGCAAAAGGTTATCAAGAGGTGTAAAATGGCATTTTTATTTGAACAAGATAGTCAAAGACAGAAATTAGATTCAAAAATAAGACAAAATAATGATATATTTGCTGGAAAAGAGCAAATGATTATGAATATGAATTATTACTATTTAGGATTAGAATTAGATTCTCCAGAGCAAAAGCTCGCAAGATGGGTTAGAACACCTATGTATCTATTATATCCATATGTAATTGGTTCTTATACATCATCTATTTATAAAAAACCACCGCAATATGTACTAAATATAGATGAAGAATATATAGAAAATGTAGACTTATTAGGAAACCATATAGATGAATACACATCCAATATTGTAGCTCAAGTCTTAAAGCAAGGTTTTTGCGCCTCTATAGTTGATTATTCAGACAAACTAAAAAGACCATATCTAATCTTCATAGATCCCGAGAAATTTGTCTCTTTTAGAACAAAAAATGATAAAGGTTATCCAGAACTTTCTCAATTTATTTACTCTGAAATGGAAGAAATACAAGATCCTGAGAATGAATTTAAGCTTAATTTAACAAAAGTTCATTATGTATGGGATACTATAGAAGTTGAAGATGAATTTGGTAATCTAATAGATCAAGTTCGTGTTAGAAAGTATGTCAGAGTAAATTCAGAACCAGATAAAAATACTTTCGAAAGAATGAAAGATAGAACAGAATATCAAGATGTCTTAAAAGAAACCAATTTATTGGTAAGAAATTTAAAGCCACTTTCTTCAATCCCTATAATTATACATGGTAAAAACGCAAATAATTTTTCTATTGAGAAATCAGTTCTTCAAGACGTTTCAGATTTAAATATTGACTTAATAAACAGAGTAGTTGACCAAATAGAAGTTTTACATTTAACTGCTATGCCAACTCCTTATATAACAGGAGCAGATCCTAACGATCCAGATATACCAACTACTATTGGTTGTTCTAAACTATGGGTTTTAGGAGAACCAGATGCTAAAGTAGGTCTTTTAGAGTTTACTGGTAAAGCAGCTCAGGCTCATTCTGATTATATTGAAGAATTAAAAGATGTAATGGCTGTATCAGGTGCTCAAATTTTAAAAAAAGGAGGAATTTCAAGAGAAACTGCAACTTCAGTCTTAATAAGAACAGAACAAGAGACAGCTATTATAACTAGTATAGTTCAAAATATATCTTCTCAAGTTACAGAAGCTCTAAAAATTTATGTAGAATGGCTAAATTCTGACCCAAGTACAGTAGAATATAATCTTAATTCAGATTTTGTGTCTATAACTATGGAACCAAATGCTCAAATTGCGCTTGTTCGTTCTTGGTTAGACGGAGCCATATCTCATAAATCAATGTTTAAGAAGATGAAAGAAGGTGAACTAATAGCTTCAGATAAATCTTTTGAAGAAGAAATGATAGACATTAAAAAGAATCCACCTACTTTTCCTGCGAAAGAAAAGGATGCT